TCTATAAAAGCAGTAATATCAACTGAATTTGCTTTGCATATGTTTAAAAAGCTAAATCCAACAACATTTTTGCATTGTAGTCACTTAGAACACTCAGATGATTACAGTTTAATAGTTAGGACAAACAATTATCAAGATTTTGAAAAATTTAGGGTGTATCATAAACTTTCACAAAAACTATTTGGTATCAATGACAGTATAAAGAAAACTAACATTCAAAGTTCTATACAAGAATTTATCTCTTTATTTTCTTTTAATGGTCAACTGTATTACCCTTTTATAAAAAAGACAAAAGAAGTAGGAACTAATTTACCTTGTACAGATTACAGATCAGATGTAATGTCCATTGTTTCTAGAGTTTCAGAGTGTATTAGAGTCGGAGTTTCACTAGAAAGTGCATATTTTATGCAGCGTGTTCATTGTGCTTCAGTAGCAGATGCTTATTCTTTAACACCCAATATGAGAAATTCAGTAGGTACAGTAAGTGAAATTTTTAGTAGGCCATTAGAATTATTTGGATTACCTGATTCTCTTCCTTTATTATCAATTGCTGTAAAAGGTAATACAGAAAACTATAGAGTATATAATTATGGTACTGAAGAAAATAGAATAATCATACGTAGTTTGTTTTCCCTTGGACAAAAGTGCTATACTTTATTGGATCTTCCTATTATAAATTTACAAGAAAGTATGGGAGAGCTTTATAATCCAGTTTTTAGTTACCCTACAAGGCACAATAGGATAAAAGCTATAAGATCAACTATAAACTTTCCAAGAGAAGAAGCTATGAAATATTTTGAAGAGAACTTAACAGATAGTTTAATTAAACCTGTAGATACAAGTCGCTTTTATAAGTGGTTAAAATCCATGTATTATAACAAATCCTTTACACGAGCATATATGAGAGTTAGTAGATCAGCCATGACTTTAAGACATTCCATGTTCTCCTCAAAACCATGTATTCTTGAAATATCTAGCCACTTAAATGACAGTACAGAAAGCATAAAAAATTATACAACTATTAAAAGTTATATTGAAAATGCATACAATGAATTATTTGTATTCAGTAAAGAATTTACTGCAAAACAAGAGGAATTATTACAATCAAATTTGAATTGCTTCAATAACTGTCTAGAGTTATTTTATAAGCTCTTAGAAAATTCAAAATTAG